GGCGAACCTTTTGCACTAGGTCAACCCACTTTGAACCCAAGGCAATGTCCTCAATCTTGCCAAGTGCCAGTGTTCTTTCAAGCGTCTCATCTACGTCCCAACGGACCATTGCAAACCTGTCTACAAATGCAGCGTCAGGCTTGTATCGGCCATTATATTCAACGGTAGCGCCTTGCCCCATGGTATTAGCGCCAGCGATACAGACAAAATCTGGATGCTTGCGTACAGCGCCATCTGGAAAGTCCACGATCCCGTTTGCAAGTGCTGCATTGAAGGCGAGCAGCGCCTGAGGCAAAGAAGCGTCGACTTCATCGAACAGGTACACGCCCCCCTCTGTCCACGCCTTGCGAAATGGCCGCGAGACGATCCGTCCTTGCGCGTCAGTGAAGCCGAGCAGCTTATGCTCCGAGTCTAGTGCGCCGTTAAAGTGAAACGTGCGTCCCAAGACAGTAGCAACTTGCTCAGCGGCAGTTGTCTTTCCAGTGCCAGCGGGGCCGAAAAGCCATACGTTTTCTCCTGAGCTTACAGCCTTGAGCAGCTTAGGGAAGTCCTTATGCGCCAGCGCCTGAGCATGTTCGCCTGAGTGGCGTTCCCTATATTCAATGCGCAATGGCTGAGGCTGAGAATATTCGCGAACTAGTTCAATCACGCGCGCTTCGTCAAGCTTAGCGTCTCCCTTGGCCTTATTGAGAATATTTAGAATCGCTTGCGCGTCTTCCAGTGTTACGCCGTCTTTGATGCCACCCCTTGCGCCAGCTTGGTCTTGCATCTCGGCCTTTAGCGCCGCTTCTTTGGCGTCAGCCTTTGACGCTGCCTCTTGGCTGAGCTGGATAAAGCCATTGAGAACGGCGTTGGTTGCATCAAGCCAGCAAGCGTTTAACTCGGGCATAGTCATGCTAACTGCAAACGCGCTTTTGACGCCTGACATTGTTACCCAAGCGCGCAATGCCATGCGAGCCTCCGAGCCGGAGTGTGAGCGTGTTCTATCTGTCCCAAGTGTGTAAGTGTCTGACATATCGTATTTTTCTAGGTTAGGCCATCGAGTGAATCCCGAAAGCTGAGGCTGTAAGATAGCATTAATCAGTGAACGATCAATGTCCTTTTTGATAGAAAACGAACAATTAATAACAAACGGAAAAGGCTGATAAGCGAACGCAAAGGCACCGTGCGCATGCCTGTCTAGTCGTCAGCATTAACCTATCAGACAACGCCGGACAAAGGCTGAGAATGACCGTATACGAACACGCCTTCCAACGCGCTCAGCCTCAATGTGTTACAAGGCGGCTTTTTTGCGAGTGAAGGCATATTGCAAGGGAGTGCAAGGCGAGCGTTGCCTAGGCTAGGAAAGTTAGGTGAGGCTAACATTTGTAGGCTGAGTGAAGGATGCAAGGTGAGGCTAAGGAAAGAATGGAAGGGAATGCATCCCGATAAGCGCTTCCGCTGTCTACACAATCGCGCCTTGTCTAGTGCGTCAGCCGTCAGCCGTAGACAGGCCAGCCATGCCAGCGCGCATCATGCCAAGCTAGCCGTGCACGGTAAGACATCCCATGTCCGATGGTTGTCTAGACGGTCAGACAACGAGTGTCCGAGGGTGCAGGGGGGGAGGGGGTTGAGCATTTGCCGGGGACGTAGATGAGACGCTTGAAAGAACACTGGCACTTGGCAAGATTGAGGACATTGCCTTGGGTTCAAAGTGGGTTGACCTAGTGCAAAAGGTTCGCCGCAAGATTGCCTCTGAAGGCTCAGTGAAACACGTTGTTTCCCCTCGTGCGTCAATCGGCGGATGCGCCTTGCTTCACGCTGGATTCACTTGGGAGGAAGCTATTGAAGCGCGCTTGCGTAAAGGCCTAGATAAGGCCGTATGGGATCGTGTCAGCGCCTAACCTTTAGACATCCAACGCCATGAACTACACTCAAGACGATTATCGCTATATCTGGCAAACGCCTGACGCTTTTCTGGCGGATGCTTTGCAGGTTAATAGTGGCCGATTGATGCACGATCCAAGCTGGACTGGTCAGCCGTACGAAGCATGCCTAGAAGGCGCCACAAAGGGCAACCTTAGCCTAGTGCCTCAGGCCGAAGCATTGCTAGACAGCATAGAGGCTGACCTTGAGCTTGACTCGCCTCAATGGGAGTACGCCGTCTCGGGCGCTTTTCCTGACGTTGCAGCCTTCCTTAGTGGGGATCCCGAGTGCATGCGCGCTAGAGTGATTCACGCTAACGAAAAAGCGCCAGTGAGAGTCTTTGTCTGTACGACCTCAAGCTGTGGCGTCAGCGCCGAGACGCTCCTTAAGCGAGGCATTGCAGCACTGGCGCTTGTCATGCTTCTAATCAGACAAGGGCGGCCTGTTGAGCTTTGGACGTTCACTAAGTTGGACGGCGACAAGGACCACAAAGGAAACTCGGCGTTTTTAGTGCGCATGCCAACAACGCCCGTCGACATTGCGCGTATCGCCCATTGTCTTAGCGCATGCTCGTTTGATCGAACCATAGCAATGGGATTTGGGCGAAAGGTCACTGGCTTCACTGGAAAATGGGCCAAGCAAGAGGACCCGCGCAAGCTAGTGAATGCAGCGCCTAGCGATATCGTCCTAGGCGAGTCTCGCTACGGCGACAGTATCGTGGAGCGTCCACTAGATTGGATTCGCGAACAACTAGCGAAGCTTGCCGAGTAGCCTAGCCATCCAGCGCCTTCCCTAGGGGGGGGCGCTGCAGGCTGGATTAGCCAGCAACCAAACCAAACCAAACCAAACCAAATGACAACCAAAGATAAATCCCTCGCAATCGGCATGCTTTCCTTAAAGCTTGCCTTTACTGACGCGCTTATCATTCGCTTCCAAGGCGCTAGCCTAGGCCAAGCGGCCTGCTTAATCCTTTTGACGCTCGCGAGCCTCGCGGCTTGCTTGGGTGTAATCGGAATCGAAAAAGGTATTGGCTCAGACAACAACTAAACAACCAACAACCAACAACCATATGCGAAACAACCAACCAACCCAACCCAACCCAACCAACCCAACCCCAAGCGAAGTCGCCGAGATGGCTGTTGACGCACTGGCCAGCATGATGCGCTTGAAAGCGTCTTACCCTGAAGCGTTGCCTCAAATTGTGGCGGCGCTTCCTCAGCCTCGCAACCCGCAAGCGGCAAACGCGCTCTTGAGCCTTGTTTCGGTTGCTGCTAAATTCGATATTGGAAAGCTAGTACGCTCCGCCGAATTCAAGGCGTGGACCGACGAAGGCGACGTTGAAGACGAGTCGCATGCGGATCGCAACGGCTGGGTGTCCCATTGCCTTGCTCGCCATTGGGCAGGCGATTGGGGAGAGCTTGATGATGAAGACAAGCAAGCCAATGATGACGCTGTGAAGCACGGCACGCGCTTGCTCAGTGCGTACACGCACGAAAACACGGGGGAACGAATCTGGATTATCACCGAAGCAAATCGGAAGCTGACGACTTTCCTTTTCCCGCACGAGTACTAGAGCCTGACCCGCAACCCTGCCCCTTGTCTAGACAGGGGGCAGCATGCGACTTAGACAAACTAGGCGCGTTTAGATAAAATCAAAACCATATGACAAACAAACAAAACATCCGCAATCCCGAAGACATCCGGCACCTTATCGCAATCGAGATCCAGTACTGGGGATTCAGTTCGACCACCACCGAGGAGCGTGTCGCAATCCGTTGCCCTCGCATACAGGCGCGTACCAAGCGCAAGTTTATCCCCATCAACTCAGCCGCAGAGGCAACTTGGTTTCAGCAAGCGGTATGGTGGCTTAACTCGCAAGACATTCAGCTTGTGTCTTTTTCCTGTCTAGGGGCTGACAAATACGTTGTTACCTGCAACTTTTCAGAATCAAACGCAATACAGGAGGCGCTTAAATGAAATGTACATGCGAATCCGGCAAAGAAGGCGAACGCCAGTACGACGGCTACGGCATCTATCTGTGCATGACCTGCCCAGATTGCGAGGAAGAAAAGCTGTCTCGGTTCAGGCGTGATATATTTACACGCTACGATTGCGACGAGCCGATAGACGAAGATATCTAAACGGGGATTGATCTAGAACAAATCAGGCCACTCTGCCTCGCGGCGGGGTGGCCTTTTTTGTTGTCTGATCCTGCCTGGGGTGCACCGGGCAGTTGCCTGGCAGCTCCTGGCGGCCGCCTGGGGGCATTAGACAGCTTGTCTAATCAACCGCCATCAACACCCGTTGATGTTTTCCGCTTTCGCCCTTTCGCTTTTCGCCTGTCACCTGCACGCGCCCCTTTCGGACCAGCGCCGAGAATCGCGCCGTGACGCTTGAATACGGTAGATCAGACAAGGCATTTCGAATTTGATCCGAGATACAGCCATTCGGATAGGATCGGATTACGTCCAGCACAAGCTGCTCAAGGTGCGACGATTTTTCGGCGATGTCTTTTGCCGCTGCCTTCGATGTACTCGGGCTGTCGCTTCTAGCCAGCATATAAGCAGGCGTACCCAGAGGAACTTGATTTCGGTTTATATCAAACTCAATTTCGATTTGTGTCATATGTCTATTGTTTCGGATTTGGTTTCTCCCATTGCATTTAAGAACTTCGATTGCAAATCGGCGTCGTTTGTATGCAGGTGGAGGTTGATAGAGTTTACTTCGGGTTTCTTTTCTTTGTCGAGTGCTAAAACTAAATCAAAAGTCTTTTCCATGGCGAGCGTGGCGTCGCGTGGGGACATCTCTGGAATCAAATCCGCAACTCTGTCTAACGAACTCTCCGCCGCTTTGTGTAGTTTATGCCGGATGTTTACTTTAAACATGGCATCCGCGAACTCGGTGTCGGTGTCGAGTGCCCGCAATTTTACATCTCCTACAACCGTTTTAGACAGCTTCAGCTTTTCGGCAATGGCAACGATTGTATGCCCCTGCGTGTACAGTTTCAGAATCTCCTTTCGTTGATCCTCAGACACGCTGGCCCAGTTTCCCTTGCCGTTGATTTTTTCCATAGACACGCCCATTACATGATCTTCGATTCGGACGTTAGCCAGTCCGGCTAGTTGTCTAGCTCGCGTCTCAGCAGACTTGTAGCGTTTTGGTTTTGGTTTTGATTTGTCCTTTTTCATTTTGAGCCGCCTTTTTGTTGAAGTAGCGTTGACGTTGAACCTGAAGCGCACACTCGCGACAGTATTTCTGAATCAGGTTGTTTTGATCAAACTCGGAATTGCACACGGAACAAACACTGCGCGTGGTTTTTCTGCGTTTAATTTCGCGCTCTTTAACCATCTCTGGAAAAGTAAGCTGCCTGAGCCGCAGCGCCTTTAAAACTGTCTTATTTGCCTGAATGTAAAACTCTTCCGTCAATTTCATCTGAATGTAATTTTGGTTCCTAGCAGCAGCAAAAGCAGTGCCGCTATAATTAAACACATGGCTATTTGGGAGTCGGTCATGTTTAATTCCGTGTCTAATTCTCCTCCTTAAGCTCACGCCTTGCGGTCGCCAGCCCCTCGACCAATTCAATGTGTTCACTGTCTATTATTGCGGCAACGTGCGGGTGACAGTTGTCATTAATCCACTGCATTAGTGGTAATGCCGCCGTTCTAAGTTCAGTTAGTTGCTTTTCTGTAAGTGTCATTTGCCATCCTCCCATTTGCCTAGTGTCTTCAGAAACGCCTCTGCTCTGTAGCGAGCGGTTGCGCTGTAGGGCATCCATCTGCCGCATGTGTTGTCAATCTCGCACGCCATGTCGTACATGTAATTTTGATATTCGCGCCGTTGTTCTTTAGTCAGCACCTTCTCCGCCTCATGCATGGCATTGAGATCGTTTGCCCAAGCCCACAGGTCAGGGCAAGTGTAGTCAATACCGTTGGCTGTCCACATGTAAACGCCATCTTCTTTGCGCCACCCGCACACTTCTGCAATGGACTTGTTGATTTGGCCGTCTGTCATTTTAGTGCCTCCTCTTCTTTGATCGCATACCAAATTTGATCGGCTTTTAACTGATGATATTCGGCCAACAGGCGCAGTACGCAGATGCTCGTTGTGTCCTCCTTGCTTTTGGCAAAGTCTTCGACCCACACCGCAATGCGGGAGAGCATATAAGAGTCGGAATTGAGTTGTTCGATGTTTTTAGTCATTTTTAGTCCTCTTCAAGAATATCAAGCTCCCATTCTCCGTTTGTCTTTTTTTTGATCCACAAAGTTTCGCCAGCCCAATGCCCGTTATGTTTTAGGTCGTCTGCCATTTGGTAAAAGTGTTCGTGCAAAAGCCAAAACAGCTCCATGTCTGGAATTTCCCAGATCGTGACTCCGTCGTCGTGTTCAAATACGGCCCTCAGGCTACCTTCTTCTTCGTCTTCTTGTCGGTGTTCGTAATGTAGCCCTCTGATGTATCCGTAGCTCCGCAGCTCTCCTCCAATAACTCCACGAAAAGTTGATCGATCCCCATTGCGCTCTCGTATGCAGTCTCGCAATTCTTCGATTTTGTTTCGGTGTTTTTTGTTGTGCCGTTCAAGGTCTTCAACTTCTTCTTTCCAGTATCTGGCTTCTGCCAATGCAGAGTTTAGTCGTGCTACCAATTTTTGTTCCATTTCTTCAGTCATTTTGCCTCCTTCGTAGTCAGTTTATAGGCCTCCGCCAACACAAGGTCAGCGTCGAGTAGTGCAGCTCGGTCACCGGGAAACGACGAAATATCGTCCGGGGTGCGATGTCTAAGCCTGTCTACAAGTTGTTGAATTGCTTGCACTGCTTTGTCTGTAAAGTGCCGATGTAGCACTAGCTCTGATCGTAAGTCTGCTATTATCTTCATGTCATTCATTAGTTAGTATATTTATTATTGCGCTGATAAGCTCTTCCACTGCCTTCCAAACTTCTGCTGAGTAGTCGTATCGCTTCATGGGGTATGGAAGCTTGCTGTGCGTCCGTTGAACCTGAGCGTCGTCATCACGCCGCATGGCCCGTTGCGTTGGTAGGGAATTAGAATCTTGCGCAACTCCGAACCTTCCTCGTCGTCGTGCTTGATCGCCATGATTACGGTCGCATCCTGCTGAATGGCTCGCGACTCACGCGCCTTGCCCTGCTCGTTTAGTTGAGTGATAGAAATCACCAGACAACCAAGCTCAAGCCCGATCAACCGCAACGCACGGCTAACCTCGGCAACCTCACGCTCGCGGGTAGACTCACGGCCAAGGTCGCACCTGACCAACTGGATGTAGTCAACTAGCAACACGCCTAGCCCATCCGGCGACTTCGCCATTGCTCGCGCAGTCGCAACGATGGACGCAATGTCATGCAGGTCATCGCGAATAACAAGCTTCGCAGAGTGCAGTCGATTGAGCGCCTTCTGCATTCCGGCCATATCGCGCTCCGTCTTCACGCCTTCAGCCAACGCCCTGAGTGGAACCTGACCAATGCAGGCAACTAACCTGTCAATGATCTGACTCGCTGGCATCTCAAGGCTGACGATAAGTATTCCTTTTTCCATTGTCCTTTCGTATTTCTTTTGAGTTGTAACTTTTCTGCTTCCGATCCTCCTGCACGGTTAGCACCACCTCAATGTCCTCTGTGCTTTGATTCTGTGGAAGTACAGCAAGCTCATCAATGAGTCGCTGACATTCCACTCGTGTGCCTCGATGCAGCACCTCCTGTACGATTTTGGGTCGTGGGAGGTGCCGCATGTGATCGGCAGCAATAGTTCGTCTAATCGCGACGTACACGGGACAACAACCTTACGTCTTCCGAAGGCTCAGGCCACTCATCCAGTTCCTGCAACAACTTGAATGACTGAAGCTGTGAGTCGATACGCTGGTTAGCGTATGTCCATGCAGCTTCATCCATCTCCATCCATTGACAGAAGTGCGGTGCCTCCATGTCTACAACCAAGAAACGAAAGTCAGCCTCGATTCCTGTGATCCTTTCGTAGCCGTAGGCGTACCAAGCAGCCTGCAAGTCGTACCCAAACTGCCAAAACTTTGACGGAAAGCGGAAAAAGTCTGACGTAGTTTTCAGGTCAACAATACAAACCTTGTCGTCCTTATAGTCATGCCAGATCAAATCCGGCCTGCCCTTGCATTGCACGCCGCCGCGCTCCCAGAACATCGATGCTTCAATGGTCAGGTTGCTCAAATGCTTCAGCATTTTCATAGCCTTGCTTCCAGCAGCCTCAAGCCGCGCCCCTTCATCGACAGTAACGACTTCCTTGTTGATGTTCATCTCACAGAAAAGCTGCCACTCCTCTTTTCCTGCTTTAGTGCGGCGATCAACTGCTGGTCCAACCGCCCAGTCCGTATTGCCTTCAAGCACCCAACTGTGCAGCAGCGTGCCTAACACCATCTCCCTGCTAGGCTTCCACTCCTGCTTCAGCTTGTACTTGTAGTACGCTGGCGATTGTAAGAAGTTGTCGAACTGATGCTTAGACAAGCCAGCTTCAGATCTGTACTGTGACATCGACATATCGTCGATAATTTGCGTTATCATGCTCATATTGTTTCGTTTAGTAGTTTTTCTATCTTAATGTGCAACTCAGTTACACTTCCATCATTTATCACATTGTAGTCCACCTGAATACTGTTTTGTTCAGTTTCTGATACGTGAGTGCCTTGTTCTATGTTTGGGCGCACGATCCGAATCAGCATGCCGCCTGCTCGCTTGATCCAGTCTGCTTCGTTCTGAAAGCGGACATCAGTAATCACTGTTGGCGCGCCAAACCTAACTGGGTTGCACCACTTCATGCAGTCAACCCACACGTTCGGGTTGTACTTGCGGCCTGCCATTCCGATGTCCTGCAATAACGCTCGGCCTGCCCCAGTCTTTTCGCCAGTCCATCCCATCTGCATGGCAATCTGTTTCACAGGCTGGGCAAACGACGCTTCTTGGTATCCAGCGTTAGTAAACACTTCAGCAGCCGTGTTCTTTCCGCTGCCTGCAATTCCAACTAATCCAATCAATTTTGGTTTCATATTTTTGGGTTCATTTCTAATCCTAGACATCCATTGACAACCCCGGACTTGTCCCGGAGTAATTTGGCCGGGGAGACCAAATCCCGGCGGCCCGGATAAGCTTGTCTAACCATTGTTGGAACAATGTAGACAGTGTCTTTTTTGGGTTGCGGAACTCCTGAAGCTCCGTTGACGATGGTTTCAAAACACGGAATGCCGTTGATGCTTCCGGCATGAATTGTCTGGGCGTTGACACGCGCAACTTCACCATCAGGCTCCATTGGATCGTGTCCCGCTACATGAATAACGTAAGGGGTAAGGTTGATAACTTTCATAAAAGATTTGCGACTATATTGAGTGCTAACATTGTTTTGCCTGACTTGGTTTCGCCACCAATCACCAAGAAATCTCCGTAGCGAATTGGAGTCAGGTTATCGAGCTTCTCGTATCCCGTCTTAATCCGCTGCGTTGAGTCGTCACCAGTCTGGTAGCGAGTGATAGCAGCAAGCAGCATTGTTTTAGTATCCTCAGCAGCGGGTGGAGATAGTTGTGTCTGAATCGAATCAACTTGAACAGCAACATCATTGACAATCTCGGTTGTCTTGACGTCCGCCTTGTTGATTTTACTCAACGCCTCATGTGCAACAATCTGTAGTGCGCGACGTTTAGCGCAACTGCGAACTGCTTCCAGCAATTCAGGCAGCGCCCCTTCAATCGGCATCAGCGTGTACAGGTCGGTTAATTGAGCAAACGTCGTCTCCGGCAACCGCTCGCGCAGTTTCTCAAAAATAACGCGAGCATCACAGCTTGCGCCTCTGCTGTTCTGGTCGATGACAATTTCCACAACCGCACGAGATGCGGGTTCAAAGATGTCGCTTGTCTGAAACCGCTTCTCAGCAATGTAGTTGAGAACAGTCTTCGGATGGTTCAAGGCAACGCTGGCAATGCCGCGCTCTGACTCGGTTGCGGTAGGAACAATCATGTCAGAATCCAATTTGGTCTTCCTCATATTCTTCGATCAAACTGCCAGTTTTTTTGAGTCTTTTTTCTTTGCGATATTCAGCGGCATTCTCAAGCCACTTGTGGATGAATGCGTCAATGCCCTTCACCTTGGTCTTACGCTTGCTGTGCCCAGCTTCGCACCAAAGAGACGCCTTGAACATTTCCTCCTCAACAATTTTGTGTCCGTACTTTTTGATGTTTTTGTCGATGACTTTTGCGGAGCAAGTGCCGTAGCCATCGTCTCGCTTGAACTGCATCGTGTAGATGCTCTCGGTTTTCTGCACGGGATTAGGATCGGGAAACAGCGTGGGTTCCTCCCTCATTTCTCCCCTATCCTTCCTTTCCCCCACACCCCCTATCCTACCTAACCCCTCATTTACTCCCTCCTCCGCCTTCTTCAAATCTATGCGAGCTTCTTGCTTTGGAACCAAATCAATGACCGTCCATCCATCACTAACTTCCACGGGAAGGGGCCTACGCGCCCCGTCTTGGGCAGTTAGGTAGTTGGGCAATACGATGACAGCTCTACCACCAGCATACCCCACTGGAATCGTCAGGTGAATGGATTCGCCAATCGCAGGAGTAAAGGTGAAGTAAATTTTACTCATTGTCCTGTTCCTCCAACAGCTTGGTTGTAATCGTCATTTGCACCAGCTTTTCACGAGCCTCCTCAAGCGTGTGAGAGTTGATGTATTCGCGCAAAAATCGCAGCTCATCAATCCCGTCTTGCTCGCCACCTTGCAGGATGCTGACAAACACGCCGAATGTCAGTGTCATCACCTCCATCATCCCCGGCTGACCTTTTGGGAAAACAAGGCCAATTCTGCCATCCTCATGGCGAGTGATCATCAGTGTCGTTGTTACTTCTTCTGGTATTTCAATTAGATGTTTTTGTTTCATGTATATTGTTTTGGTTGTGCGCGTTGCCACAGTCGCGCCCCTGCTAAACTATGTAGCTATTACAGCTCAGACATCCACTCGTGTCTCAAAACGTCCATGCCATCACGCAGGAGTGCAAAAAACAGCGAGGCATCCATCGTTACCTTCCAGTTGGAGCGACTTTTCTTGTGGGCGACTATGTACGGTTTGACCCCACGGTCACGATCAGCCTGCTCACAAGCCTGCTCCAAGTTGAGTTTCTCCACAAATTTGACTTCCATGTGGAGGTTCTTCAACTCAGAACAGATAACATCTGGACTGTCTGAGCCGCCAGAGAACTGTTGGCCTCGGCGGGCTGTGAACCCCTCCTCACGGAGAAGATCACGCCACAACCGTTCACCTCTCGCTCCTTTAGCTCGCGAGTTGATTTTTGACATCGGTAGACAGCTTGTCGAATGCTGTTTTCACCTTCTCGGGGTCGTAACGATAGACACGCTTGCCAAACTGAATGGCGGGAATTGTGCCGTCTCTTGTAAACCTGAGAATTGCTTGATATGGGAAGCCCAGCTTTTCGCCGAGCTGTTTTGCAGTGAGTAGTGTAAAGTTCATAATTACCAGCCTAGATCGTCTTCGTCTTTTTCGGTTTCAGTTTCGGGTTCAGTTTCTTCTTGTTTTGGTTTTGCTGCTGAGGCTGGGAATGCTTTCGCAAATCCGGCCCTGTCAGCAGAAATGAATAGCGACGTTGCAATCGCCTGAAGCTGCTCGGGAGTCACCTTGACCTGCTCTCCAACCCAAGCCGCTGCCTTGATAGCTTCCGCCATCAATTGCGCCGCTTGAAACAAAGCCTTGCGAGCTTCAGCGGGAGTAATCCCGCCAGTGCTAATAGGTGACTTGCTAGTCACTGCACGCTGTGGTGCAGGTGCGCCTCCATTCTCGGCAGCAAGTTCAGCGTCCGTGAGGATCGCCGCCTTGTCGTTAATCTTAAGTTCGGTAACCTTTGTTTTAGGGTTTTCGGCTACAGTCAATCCCTGCAATCCCTTTGGTGTTGAACGTGACTTGATGGTGATCATCTGGCCTTCCAAGTCATCCATTGCAGACGGAATCCAAAACGCTGCACGAATCTCGCCAGTACTATCTTGCACAATCGCGTTTTGCACACGCCACGGACCAAAATTCCCAACCCCCTTGTTTTCTGGGAATACCTTTTTAACCTGCACGCGCATCTCGCCAATGGTCGTGCCACTGGAAAGCTCTGAAACCTGATTAATTTTTGCTACTTTCATTGTTTTTTGTTTCTAGTTTGTTTGTGTCGTTTTGTAGCGACGATGAAACCGTACACGCCAGTAAGTGACGTGCAACAATTTTTTTCAACTACAGAGGAAATTACCTCTTGCGACGAGGGGCCGCAGGCTGCCTTAACGCTTGTTTCTGTGCAACGTAAGCGTGTGTGTTGCTTGGCTTTGACTGTGGTTTTGCAACACCAAGTGCTTGTTTAAATGCGTTTGTAGCGGATACGTCTGATCGTTTCATTTTCGGTTCATTATGTCGCTCATGTGCTGGTTAACAGCCTTTTGTTCAGCTTCAGTAGCAGAAGAATAAATCCCAACCCTGTCCCCGCTTGGATTGAACAGCATGTATTTGTTTTGCTGTGTTTTAACAACTTTAAATCCGTACTTAAAATCCGTTGTAACGGTGCCGTTTTTCAAGTCTTCCTCGTACACGTTTTGCGGCGCAAACGGAAGCGGTTTTACTACCTGTTCCATGCCACGCGCAGACGTCCACGCTTTTAGGAATGCCTCTACGCGAGGCTTGCTTTTTTGATCCAAGGTGCGAAGCATCTCAACTGCCACATCTGGCTTAGACACAAAGTCCACCATAAGATCTTCTGTTCGTTTTTTAACGTCACCTTTCCACAGTTTGCGGACAAGGTTTACAACACCTTCTGTTCCGGCAGCTAGCGATGAACGCTTTGAAGGGTCAACGCCTCTGGCAAACTTAAACAACACAGACATCGCGTTACCGCTGAGTCCTTCGCCAAGCACAATGTCCTGCAATGTGTTGTATGCAGTAGACGATTCACCTTGCGTCAAAGATGTCTTTCTCAATAACGCTCGCGTTTGTTCTCTGGCAGTCTTAAGCGCAAGCACTTCTTTTGGATCAAAAACCATGTCCATGACTTGCCGCATGTCGCTATCGGGCAACAGATCTCGATTTAGCTTGTCGATGCTTGATTGAAGATCTTTAACTTCAATTTCAGCGTTTGCGTCTAGCTGTTTTCCGGCAACAACGCTGGCAAACTTACGAGTGTCTTTTGCAATGTAAGTGCGCAGTGCGTTGCGTAGTCCTTCCAAGGCTTGAGAATCGCCCTGAGCGGCCTGCATTAATGCAGCAAATTCTTTTACTGGACTGCGACTTTTGTTTGTAAAAATGTTGTCAATTGCCGTTACAGGTGTAGGCCCAAGAAATCTACTAACTGCTGTGTCTTGAAGGTTTTTTGCAAACTCATCAAAAGTTGACTGTGCCGTTTTGGCTGCGCCAGAAGCTATTTTTTCAGCATTTGCCTGAGCTTCTTTAATGCGCAGCTCTGTATAGTCAAAAGCGTGTTTTTGATTACTTTCGGAAGTGTCTTTTTTAGTTAAGGCATCATCTACGTTTTTTTGCGCAGTAGAAATGTTGTCTATGATGCCTTTAATTTTAGGCCGAACTTCAGGAAATACCTCAAAGATAACAGACAAATCTTGATTTCTGTACCACTTGGCAAGGTCTGCGGCTTTTGCTTCAACTCCAAATTTATCTACAAGCTTGTTTAGTTGCCATGTAGCAATTTCATCAAAAACAGCGGGAGAAATACTGCCTGTTGCTGGATCTGTAGATGCAGTTCTAAATTGTTTTTGAGTTTCTAGTCCGCCATTTAAATAGTGATCCAAAAACTCAGAAGGAGCCTTTGTTGTTGGATTGTTTTTTACATAGGTGTCTATGTGAGACTTGTAAATAGCGTTGGCTTCTTTGACTAACTTGGATTTTTCTCCAAGCTTCGCCAAATCTTTTTCCATTCCAGTTCGCAGTTCATTAAGGGCAGCAAGCGGCATAGAATCAGCCGCTGCTTTTCTGATAGCGTTGTTTACAGCAACAATTTCACCACGAAGCGTATGAATGTTAAAAAAACGACGGCTTCCTTTTTGGCCGGGGGCATAGTTGTCTATGATTCGTCTAATTGCAGGATCAAGGTTTGCACCTTCTACGCGCTCAGATCTTGACCTGTATTTTTTTGCGGCAGTTACAGCGGCGCGATATGAGTTAGAAAAATCCGTTAAAATAGAGTCTCCAGCCTTGCCGATGTTTCTGTACGCAGCACTTGCAAGATCAGAGCTAATTGAATCATTAATCTCAAATCTTGTTCGTGAAGCGTTAGATGCCGTGGCTTTTGTTTGAATGCCGGAATATTGAGCAAACTCAGATGTTGCGTTATTTAGCAATGCTCCAACTTCACGACTTGCAACATCAGCATCACTTACTCGATTAATGGCCGCAGAACGAATTTGAGCAGCTTCCTTAAAAGCGGCGTCTAAAATTGCAGCTCCTTGATCATTTCCTGCTGCAATTGCGGCATCCCGAAGTGAGGCCGCTTCTGCAAGTGTTCTTTGGTTTTGGCCGTCAAACTTTAATTGAGTGTACTCCGGCGTTGCTCCCGTTTGCTTGGTTGCTTCTCCAAGGTTGGAGGCAATTTTAGCTTGCGTTTTACGCAAAGAATCCATTAAGCCCGTGTTTTTGCGCTCAAGCGAACTCTGAAGCGCAATTAATCCAGACACATCAGACATGTTGCCTGAGCCGAGATTTACGCCACCTTCAGTCAGCGGAATAGCGCCTTCAATTGCTGCGGCAGCCTGCTCTGCTTTTGCCGTCGTTGGCGCGCCTTCTTCTGCCCCAAGCGCGCTTTTTAAAAAGGATTTACTGCGGTCTATTGCCGCCATGTCCTTGCGGTACTCGCGGTTGAACAAATACCTGCCAACCCTATTTGGCTTAGTAACCATTGACGTCGCAACGTCAAATGCAAGCCGTTCTACAAACTCTTTTGGCTTTAACTCTACGCCTTGATACACTTGTTTCGCCGCAAACCCCAAATCTATTCCGGCAGACAATAAGGCTCCCTTAATTAGGTTTGCTCCAGCTTCAATCCCAAGTTTGTTTGTTGCAAATGACGGCAAAAACTGCCCAATCATTTGCCCAAGGCGAGTGTCTGGAAGCTCATAGTCAAACGCAATTTGCGATCGTTCTGCGTCTGTGGGAGGGAAAAACTCATCTTGCAGTTCTGCTCCTTTTATGGAACCGCCTATGGTGCCTGCTATTCCCATTCCCGGAAGAGGAATTGCGCTGCCTAAAGCGCCCCCGGCAATGCCGCCAATGGTAGGCCCAATTGCAGACATTGCTCCACGGCCAACAGAAGCAAGAAATCCATCGTCTTTAGACGACTTGTATGCGTTCCAGTAGGGCGTGATTGCGCCCATGTACTCTTCAGGCGTAAAGCTAGGCGGAATGTACCCTTGAGAAACTGCCTTGTCTAAAACTTGACGCGGCGTTTCTCCAAGCGCAAATGGATTTACGTTTTGCCCAGACTGCCCTGCAATGGCTTGTCTAATATCTGAAACAAAACCGGGAGAAAGATCACGCTTATCTAAAAACGACTCTTCATCTGGAGTTGTTTTTGGCATTGGAACATCGCCAAACTCCAATGGCTTAAATGGCACCTCTGAAACCTCAGGTCCACCAGCAGCCAAAGCTTCTGGTGTAGCAACTTCAGACAACTTGTTTTTTTCAGACGGCAGATTTTCGTAATCTTCAAGTGGCATAATTGCTATTCGTTAAGCTTAAGATCTCTGCCTGTATTTCTTTTAAATATTTGTTTTACGGCTTCTTTTGATTTGCCTTGGCTGATTGCGTTTTTTGCAAGTTCTGTTTCCCTTTCAACGTCTTGTTCTTTTTTTAACAAAAACATTTGAGCCATTGTTTGTTGGCCGCGAATAACTTTTGCATCAGCAGTGTCGTCTATTCTTATGCGTTTTTGTAGCGTATTATCTGCGCTTAAAAAATCAGACTGAGCGTATCCAAGAGCTTGAGTGGCATATTTTGGGCTTGATTGAGCAGCAAGCGTGTTAAATGCGTCGTTTGTCTGATTCAACAAAATGTCGTGTAATTGCTGAAGTTTTGACTGAAAGGCTCTTATATTTCCTTTTGTTACATCAGCGTTTGCCCTTAGTAGATTGCCTACAGTAAAATATGTTTCAGGAAGTTGCCCTCCAACTAACCTGCTAACTTCTTGGCTAGACAAAGCATCAGAGCTTCCAGCAAGGGCAGTATTATATAGCTTTAGCTGAGACAAAAGCGTTGGAGATATTCTTTGCGCCCAATCTTTTTCGCTTTCTCCGGGAAGCATGGTGTTTTCATCTGCTTGGCTTGCGTAAGTAGAAAGGCCAGAAATCCAAATGTTTCGCTTTTGAACTAATGGGGAAATTTCTTTTCTAAGCTCGTCAACGCGAGGGTTTGCCTTGTCAAAGTCGTCTATTTTAGGAACCGTTTGATCGTTGAGCGTTTCGTAAAACTCTCTATTTGCTTTTACCGCAGCCTCTGGGAGACGCAGCGCATCTTGTGCAAGCCGCTCAGTGTACCGAATTTTGTTTTCTATCCTTTTTTTGTCTGATTCTTCCTTTTTCCTAGTCCATGCAGTTTCAGGAAACAGCACTTCATCTCCCTGTGGTTGCATTTGCACGCCTAATCCAGCTTGTTGCTGTGCGGCAACTTGCGGGGGGACAGCAGCAGGAGGCTGTCCATACGAAGAAAGCGTTTGTGTCTGAGGAGCCTGTTGTGAAGCAGCCTGCGGTGGCGGAGCTTGCTGTGCAGCCATAGCAGCGCGAAGCAATTCAGGATCAATTTGCGGAGCTTGCCCAAGCGAGACTGGAGCAGCTTGCTTGTAATAATCTAGTACAGCTTGATCTTCTTCCATAATTATGGCTTAACTAAACTTGGATCTACGCCGCCAGTTGCTGCTTGCGCAGCATAAGCCGCTTTTGCCCTTTCTTGTTCCCAAATGCTGTTATAAGCACGTTGCGAAATTGCGCCCTGCAACTGCATTTGTTGATTAAAATCCATAGCATTAGTAGCCTGCTTAGACAACAATGGAAGTGCTGTTTGGTAGTATGCTGCCTTATCTACGTTGCCAAGCGTGTTGGCGTAATTCATAACAGCATCAGCCTGTTGTTGATTTACAGCGGAACCAAATACGGCAGATCTTGCAGCAGGATCTTTTAGCAATCCTTCCATTGTGCGGCTTGTCTTATTGGCTGTTTGAGCCTCCTGCATGTACGAACCAAGTGCCCCTGCAAAAGCTTGCCCTAATTCTGTTCCACCGCCACCTCCGCCACCTCCGTATCCACCTCCATACCCACCGCCACCACCATCATCTGCCATTGTGTTCATTAGCATGGTTGGCACCATTTTACCTAGAATTGCTCCAGTAGTACTCAAGCCCCCTGCTAGTCCGCCAACTTTTGCTCCAACAGAAGCTCCGCCGCCAAGTGCGCTTAATGCCCCAGATCCAAACGTAGACAACCCAGACATAAATCCGCCAGTTGCCGCGCCAGCCCCTGCTGCTCCGGCTGCACCTGCGGCCCCTGCGGCCCCTGCTGATCCGGCTGCACCGGCTGCACCGGCTGCACCAGCGCCAACGGCTGCTGGAGCCAACATTGCAGCAGCCCCGCCAGTTAATGCGGCTGCACCAATAATAGCGGCCGTTTTTAGAAGGTTGCCTTTTTTCTTTTTTTTAGCCCTTCTTCTTGCTTCAGCTGCTGCCTCTGCGCGCCCTTGTGCAAACCCAAGCCTTCCGTAAGCGTCAGTAATTTGATCTGCCGCGCCTTGGGGAAATAAATTTGTTGATCCAGATGTTATTCCTTGCATAGTTAATGTTGGTTAAATTTATTATCTGCCTTGAGCGTAACCAGCTGCAAAGTTCAGCCTAGACGCTGTGTTGCTAAATGCTGTTTGATAGGGCAGCTGCGTCATAGACGTAATTGCTGGATTCATGATGTTACCAACATTTATGCCAGCTTGCGAGTATTGATTTTGAGCCTGATTTACACTGGTTTGCAATGTGCCCTGACTTGGTGGAACATTATAATACGCACTTAAAACAGGAGACAATGCTTGTTGTTGCGTTCCAAGTACAGAACTGGCAATTCCAGCGGCATTTGATTGCAGTGTGTTTGCAGACTGTATTCGAGCCGATTCAGCTTCGCCTCTAGCCAACGACTGGCTAAATAGCTGCGACTGAATTGCGGCTTGTTGCTGCTCTCTGGTGGAGGCCTGTCCAAATTGCTGAGCCTGTGTGCTTAGTCCAAGTTGTTCTTTGCCTGAAGCCTGCTGGTATTTTTGAGACTGAATTGCAGCCTGCTGCTGTTCTCTTGTAGCAGCTTGTCCAAATTGCTGGCCTTGAGTTGTTAGCCCTAATTGCTCCCTGCCTAGCGCCTGCTGGTATTGTTGAGATTGCGCTCCTAGCCCAAGTTGCTCAAGGCCAAACCTCTGTTGGTATTCTTGCGCTTGCGCTGTTCTTGCCAAATCCTCCCTAGACATCCCTTGCCCAAAAGCTTGAGCCTGCGCTCCAAGTCCATATTGCTCCGCTCCAACTTGACGAGCATAAGCTTGCCCTAACGCTGGCTGATACAAGCCGGAAATTGTTCCCATGGCCTGCTGTGCGGCAGCTTGACGCTCGCGATATCTTCGTTCAGCAAGCTCTTCACGCCCCAGCACTTCCGATGTGATCGCCTGTGGTCCAAGTGCTATACCCCTGTCAGCATAAGCCTGCCGAGCAGCCTGAGTTGCCATTCTTTCTTGCTCTGGAGTTAACGATCTTCCCGCAGCTAAATCTAAGTTGATTTGTTGTCCAAGTCGTTGCGCCCCCTCAGTAACTCCAGGCATTGTGCTCATATATTGATCCACAATTCGTTGGTCAATATTTCCAAGCTTGGACTGTAATTCCGGCCCTGCAATATCTGAAGTGAACTCTCCCGGCCTATATGCTTGCATCCCTCCAAGCGTTAAGTCAACAGATGGCCCTGCTACTTGATTTAAGTACTGGCCCGTAACTGGCCCTTGTACCTGACCAAGTTCTTGCCCATACATTGGACCCTCTACTGCATTTAACAGCTTTCCAGCTTCTGGCCTTGCTACAGATCCAAGCTCTTGACCGTAAGTTGGACCTTCCACCTGCTGCTCAAACGCAGTTAACTCAGGACGTGCATTGGCCTGTTGCGCCATTTGCTGCCCAAGTTTCGAAAGAGACGATAATGTCTCCTTTGCTCCCGGAAGCTGCTTTAAATATTCAGCATTATACTGAGGAAGAAGACTTTTAAATTGAGCGGCTTTCCCCTTTTGCGTTTGTAAATTAAACTCTGCGTCCCCATAAGCAGCCAGCTCTGCGGCAGACATGCCCTCAAACTGCGAGTCAAATTCGGCTACCTTTGCCTTTTCCGCTGCTGTTAATAGTTTTTTTGCTCTAAGAGCCGCAATTTCAGGAGTATCTAAAGTAGACTGTATGTTTTTTAATGCCTGCTCTCGCTGGGATTTTCCTGTAATTTCCGCTAATTGAGGAGCATAAGTCTTTTCTAGCTCATAGCTTTTTTCAATAACTGCTTGAGCAGCCCTTGCATTTTGATCTGTAAGTGTTTCTGTGCTTGGAGGATTAACTGTAGCAACTTTATCGGAAACTGCTTGGAAATTACGAAATCCTCCGGGTAGATTTTCAAATCCTTTTGCGCCTAAATTTGAAATACCAGCCGCAGCAGCAGCCGCATTAATTGAATCGTTATATGTTATTTTATTGGCAGCTTCAAATTTAGCCGCATTTGCAACCCCAAGTGGACTATATGTGGCTAAATCTTTTTTTATTGCAGCAAGCTCATCTTTTGCTGTAAAAAAAGAATCTCCAAACTCTTTAATTCCTGCTGCATCTCTTCTTAATTCAGAAGGAAGCGATAGAGTAAATAACTCTGGATCAAGATCTGTTTCCCCAGTTAACTGAGCCGGAGTAGCCGCCGCGCCTTTAGTCCATTGTTTTTTGGATGCATCCCAATTATAAATATATTGAATTGGATCTCCGTTTTTATCAACAGGAACTACAAAAGTTTTAGGATCTACAAATGTATCAATTGTTTGTTGACCTTGAACAAGTCCTGGAGTGGTTATTGGCATACGTTTAAGTTGGTTAATAGCCCATTAATTTATGGGCAATATTATGTATCAATAAAAGTTAAGAAGTGAACGTAATAGTTCCAGATGTGGTGAATGTGTGAACTGTAAACGAGCCAACGGTGGTTGTGGTATTTCCTGTGCCAGTGATTGTAGCGCGACTAGGAGAAGTATACCAAATCTTTACGATTCCAGATCCGCCTGCTCCTGAAAGGTCATCAGGTCCATTATATCCACCGCCACCACCTCCGCCTGTATTTACTGCGCCAGATCCTGCAACTGTGTTTGACGACCTTGCCCCAGCTCCGCCACCTCCAGTTCCTCCAGCTCCTCCGGTAGTGTAATCAATAATTGATCCTCCTCCGCCTCCAGATACTACTTGATTAACTCCAGCAACAGTTACAGTTCTGCCTGCGCCTCCAGCGCCTCCTGCTGTTGGTGTTGCATTTGCTCCCACTGCTCCACCTCCGCCGCCTCCGGCATTGCCATTACTTGGGACCGCAGATCCATTCCCCCCGTTGTTTCCCTGTGATGGAGTTAATGAAGGAACATTTCCAAGACCGCCAGTTATAGCCTCTCTAGTTCCTCCGCCTCCACTTCCTCCAGATAAAGCAGGTCCATAAATCTGCGTTCCGCCTCCGCCTCCGCCGTTTGTTATAATTCCAAAAAAAGAAGAATCTGTTCCACTAGATGGCGCCGCGTCAAAAAAACTTTTACCAATTCCCCCTGCACCAATGATTACATTTAGCTGAAAAAGGGTTGTAACAGTAAAGTTGCTTTCCACAAACACGCCTCCTCCGCCGCCTCCGCCTCCATCATAGCCTCCAGCGCCTCCGCCAGCAACAACCATTGCATTTATTGCGGCAGTCTGGATCTGATTTGAAGTAACAAATAACGACTTAGCAAACATTAGTATATGTAATTTCTAATAAAATTTCCATACCACTTAACGCCATCAGAAACAAAAGAAAGTATATCCATTCTGCCTGCGGTCGCAGTCACAATTGGCGCTGCTGCGTTTGGCCAAACAACCCCTGTAAACGTGGCTGTTCCGTTTCCTGTTACTGCCGCCTGCTTAAGGTACAACACAAACGACTTTCCTGCTCCAACAGCAGGCATTGTAAAAGTACATGCCGTACTAGCTGTAAGTGTGGCAGTCAAAACCGTTCCAGCGGTAATTGCTAGTGTTGCAGATGCCCCAACTGTGCCAACTGCTACTGTCCCTTCTGTGTATCCATTAATTGTGGAAGTTGCAATTGTCGGAGAAGAAGCAAGCACTACTGCGCCTGTGCCTGTTATTGCGCTTAGTTGAGATGAAGTGATTCCAGCCGCAACTTGGCCAGCAGAAATGCCAGTAATCTGTGCGGATGTGATTCCTACTCCAACTTGGGCGGCAGATAGGCCTGTGATTTGTGCGGACGTAAGCCCTGCTCCAACTCGAGCGGCAGTAAGCGTTCCTGTGATGATGTTGCTGGCATTTGTCGTATCAGTTATAGCTGATGCAGCAAGTCCAGTAACTTGAGCGGCAGTAAGCGAGTTGATCTGCGCAGAAGTAATCCCGGGAAGTATCTTTACAGGATCTATGGTCGAAGCTGTAGACAACGGAATGTATCCAAGCGCAGTTGTTACATTTAACGACGACAACACAGAAAGATTTGCGCTGGTTATCTCAGATCGAATAGTTGCAGACGACTTGTTTTCTACGTTGTTAAGACCAAGGTTTGTTTTTGCTGTCGTTGCGTTTGCAAGATCAGACAAGTTGTCCGCCTTTGCCAGCAAAGTTGACGGATTAATTCCACCAAGTGCCTGAAGCACAGTTGCCTTCTTAAGCAGCCCAGCAGACAACACAGAAATCTGAAGCGAGCTTGGATCTACGTTTGCAGCAAGGTCAACTTGATCTGAAATAGACCCGGGCAATAGCGTAGCACCATCTACATGCGTGTTTAAGTTCGCAATAGTTACCGTAGAATTTGTAGTTGTATACGTTGTGCCTTTGTTGATCTGGGCCATAATTACTCCTGACTAACCATTGGGCGATTTGCGCCAATGCAATAAATTGTTACACCTTTTAACGCTGGTCTACCAGAAGAAAACTGTATTGTGAAGTCAGCTCCAGATCCGCGCATTGCAATTCTAGGCCGTAAGGTTCCATCTGAGTTGCCAGAAAACTGATACCCAAGAATCTCTTGAGTAGAATCTGGGTCGTGCATGGTGGCAGAAATGGTTACTGCATCTTGTTGCACGTTATTAAACTGAAACTCCCCTCGACTAAACCTTTTCTCAGACAGTGAGTTTATTGTAAACTCACGAGTGCGAACAAAAGAATTAATCTGATTTAACAGCCCTCCAGAATTAAGATCCGCAGGCAATGCAAATGGCAAAACAACCCCAGCCGCACCATTGATGTAAAAATCACCACCTTCAATTTCTTCAGTCAAAAAGACTCCGCCAAACTGAAGTGCTCCAGTAAAGTTGGTTAGAATGTACATTCTTTTTTGGTACTCATACGAAGCAACAACAAGATTGTCTGCATTCAAGCCGTCTGGATAAACATCTATACTTTCCCAGTTTTTGTTTAAGTTGTTGTAAATTACAATCCTATTGTTTCTTGCAGTTGGGTTTGCCGGGTCTTCGATAGGAAGCGCCACAAAGAACCTGTTGTCGTAGTAAGCGGCTACAGAGTTCCCAACAATTGAATAGTTAAGACCAGTAAAAAAGTCTGATATTGACTCAGATAAAGGCATTGTGTTTCCAATTACCTTAAGGTCTAACTGTGGTGTAAGAAGGTAAATGCCTTTTGTAGACAAGAACATGACGTACTGACCGGCGTTTACAATTGTCTTTCTAGCCAAACACCCAAGCTCTGTGGTTACTACTGTAATTTGGCTTCTGTCTGGTTGCGTAACGTCAAACTGTGGATCAAGGAACGCCATGTATATGGAGTTGCGCATGAATACCAAAAATTGGTTTTCAATCCATGGCAAGCATCCAACAATAATGTCATTGCCGCCTTGGTTAATTAAAAACGCATTAAACTGAACGTCAGTCTGAAATGAAAGAATGTCACTTACAACCAATTGATGGTTTGTGTACTTTGCAACTATTCTGTTTTGGTAGTAAAACCCAAACTCAGCAGGCGGAAGAGACTTTGTAATGTAGGTCAACCCAGTGCCGCTACTTGGATTAACATACGCTTGATTTGCTGCAATAAACTGCGTTGTTATAGAGTCCCAGATTAGTGGCGGCTTGCCCTTTACAGCCGTGCAAGGTCCATGATTGGTGTGCGCCTGAAAGGTGCTGCCAGTTGTGTTTGTCCATGCAAATGTAAATGTAGTTGGAGTTACAACTGTGATGATGTAGTTTCCATCTGTTGTTGACTCTACATTAAACAAGTTTTGTCTTACAGTTACTTCGTTACCAGTTGAGTACCCATGAGACACTGAGGTTGTAACTGTAATTGTGCCAGTTGCTCCATTGGAAATTGAGGAATTTGAAATGGTGGCAGCGTAAGCTGTGTCGCTATATTGCCCTCGAAAAATAACAATCTTGTCTAAAGCCTGAATTGGCTCAACAATGATGTCTGCTGTGACAAACCTTCCTGTTGGATAATTGTATGGCCCAAGAGTTGCCTCTGGATAGCCGATCTGTGCAGGCCGATATAGGTACATGCTGCCTGAAAAAACCAGCACTATGTTATCGCGGCCAAGTGAGTCTATCCACACCCCAGACCCTACCATTGTAAATGGATTTAGATCACTGTTTGTAAGCCGCTGACAGCCCTTTCTAGGCTGTGCAACGCCTCTCTGTAACCTTACGTTCTGAGCAGCCTGAAGAATGCCTGGAGGCAAGTTTGCAGGGTCAAGCCTACTAGCAAAGCCAGTGTAACTGTTATCTGATTCAGCTTGTTGCTGTGAAGGCATTAAGAAATAAGCTTACTAAGCTTGTCTACAATCCGCTGAAGGTCATCACGAAGTTCAATCATGCGCTCATTGTCTTCTCCGCCTTCTTCTTCTGAGTATTCTCCCTCTTCCATGTCTTCTTCTTCGCCATACCCACACTCAGAGCAGCAGCCGTCGGATTCAAGTGGAGATTCGCACTCAGGACAAGACTTTCCTTTCTTTCCGCCCATAGGGCTTCCAAGAATCATCAATAAGGTTTTAGCGTCGGTTTTAGGCATATGCTTGTTCAAACAGTGCGGCTTCTGCATCTCTGCGTTTCCGTAGCCCAGCCGTTTCAGGCCACAGACGTTTCATTTTTCGAAGTAGTTCAGGTATATCAGAGTATTCCTTGTTTATCAAACACGCTTTAATGTCTGACATCTCAATTCTGCGCTCACCATTAAGTGATCCTCCACGGTTGAAGATAAGGCTTAAAAGCGCAGAAGCAGCATCTGGATGCAGACTCTCAGCTTGCGGATACGTTCGAAGCATCATCAGATAGAACCGAGGTACTGTATGTTTATTGAATACCTCAACAGCAGCATCCCAAGGAATTTCGATATCTTTGACAGTTGGCAGAAACGCCATAGCTGCACGCCCCTTAAGGCCACAGCATGTCTTTAGCGGCTCAATAGCTTCCTCATCAAGCAATGCACCCCAATCGCTACAGAGCTGACTAACAGTGTTGTAGCCGCAATCCCAGCCAACGCCAATAGTGACCCCCGACTCAACTCCGGGCCATGAGGGATGTTTAAGGTTTTTCTCATAATATGCACGTCCACCAGTCTCCTGATTAACGATAAACTCTAGTCCTTTCTCTGAAAGGTTCATTTCCATAAGATCTTGTACAGCTTAGTAGTTGTGTAAATAATAGCCAGCACGCCACTAACAATGCGGATTGTCTGCTCTACTTCAGACAACGACAACGCAATTGCAGCTACGTTTACGCCTAAAACTGATCCAATCTCCTTAAGGTCGTCGAACATTTCGCTTGGGCTTTCCATTGGATTTTGGAGTTAATGGTTTTTTTGGCGCAGGCTTAACTGGATCGGAAACTGTTGAAAACCAAGACAACCAAACGTAGTTGCAGGCTACCCCTAAGTTAAGAATAAACTCTGTGACTGGCGGTTCTTGATGTGCAAAAATGTTAGCTACCGAGCCACAGATAGTCACCGCAGTTGCAATCTTACATAGGTGAGCTGCGTACTTGTGTCTGTAAATAGCACTGTCTTCGTGTCCGAATATCTTCAGCCACAAATGAATTGCAGATACAGCAAGAACGCTATTTGCGAGTGCGTTTAGTAGGACTAATGGACTTAACGTCATGGCTGGCTAAAAGTTTTTCAGACAAGTTTTCTACAGCTCGCAAACCACAGAACCCAAGAAGGAACCCGGCGGCATACCCATACTGAGGTTCACTGTCCAAGTGTGCAATCTTCAAGATGAGTGGAGTCACATAGTTTGCACTAGCAGCCCCGCCAATCAACGATGCAATGGTGCGTCCAATGTTCTGCCCAGCTTGCTTAGACGACATTAAGATCGCCCCGAACAAGCCAGCAACAGCAAGACCAATATCAATACCAGCATCTTTAAGGTTCATCTATGTTGTGCCTGCTTTGCGGCAGATACAGCATTCAATAGGTCAAGCTCAAGACGTTGGTATCGAGCATCTGAATGCCATTTCTGCGCCGTCTCGGCAGTGTACGTTTGACCGGCCTGAAGCTCAAGGATTTCCTTGCTGGGAGGATACAAGTATCTTGCTGGAACGCATGAATCTTTCGCGCAACCTGTCAGCCATAGCATCGTTGCTAGCGGCCCTAGCTGCCAATATTTGATTCTCGACGTCATCACAGTAATTGGCTATGTCACGCTCCAGCTCCCATGAGGCCCGTTTAGCCTTGATCTCCAACCACAGGCGTACTATTTGCAGCAGGCTTGGTATCATTTGATTCCTTTCGCACCACGTTAATCATGCCGATCAATGCAAGTCCAGTCGTCAAGATAGCTTCCTGCATCTCTGGGTGCAGCTTAAGACCAACTGCTGTGAGTAGCGCAAACAAACCGCGCCATGTGGATGGCTCTTTGAGCCGTTCTAGTAGGTACTTCATAAGGATAGAGATGTAGATTTACGAGGCATGGTTAGAACGTGGTCAATGCAGCGCGCTTCCAGACGTTGGTTGCCGTGCAGACGTATAGCCAGTTGTTGGTGTTATCCACGGCAACTTGCCCCACAAGGCCAGCAGAAGTTGAAATAGCCGGGATGGCAACGTGCGTTGTGTTGGTTGTGCGAACTCCTGCTGCCGTGGTCAGATACAACTGGTCGCCAAACCACTCAACAGCATGTCCTTGAGGCGTGGTCATTAATGCAGCGCCAGCTTGAAAGTAGAACGGAGCCGTATTAGTGGTGGCCGCATTTGCCCTAAAGGTTTGGTATCCAGTAAACAAGTTTGTACTAAGACTCGCAGGCGATGCTCTTAGATTAACGCGATACATCGTAATGTTGGTTGTCCCAACAGTGATTTCAGTGTTTCCCGATCCGGTTGGGCCTACAAATGTTTGAATAAATCCGTTTTGGGCTGAACCAAAGCGGGTCATGTACATCATGTTCCTGACAGTGCCCGTGTACCAAGATGGGCGAGTAAATACGGCAGATACACCAACTGCTCCAACAGTTGTGACTTCCCAAAATCCATTTTGCGTTGTTGTGGTCTGCAGTGCAAACGCAATAATGTCACCCAGCACTGGAGTGTACCCATCTGTCGCAAACACCCCTGTGGCCGTCACAGTAAACGTGTCTGGCTCAGGGCCAGTGGCCATTGTTCCCACAATATTGGCAGTGGTCTGCGCCTCGACCATCCTCATCCCAATACCTAAGTTTGAAATGGCAGCTTGGGCACTTATTGCCCCAGTTCCACCTTTATCTATTGCCAGCGGAGCGGCTGAAGTAAGTGCAATCTGTGCGCCAATGCCAGCAGGCGTAATGGCTTGATTGCTTGCAGCAGTCAACCTGCCGTAAGCGTCTACAGTCAACGCAGCAATTTGCGTAGATGAACCGTAAGACAACGCAGACACACCAGTCGTGGTAAGCGACAGGATCCTGTCTGTTGTAAGAGCGCCTCCACCAGTTAACCCATTTTCCGTTGATATAGTAAGGCCAGTCGAAACCGCACCAATCGAAGCCGGGGTAATTGCAGCAATCTGCGCTGAAGCCAATGATTGCACTTGGGCACTGTTCTGAAATGCAGATAACTGAGATGTAAATGCAATCCCAGCAATTTGAGTAGTTGTAGCAAATCCAGAGGCAGCGTCAGTTGAAAGTGCTCCAATTGATGCAGGAGTAATCGCGGAAATCTGCGATGAGGTTATAGCTTCGACCTGCGAACTACTCAATCCACTTGCCTGTTCGCTAGAAATCCAAACTGAGCCATTGTAGACAAGAATGTTTCCAATAGACGGCGCAGTCCAATCAACTGGTTGACCAACAATTGTTGCTGCATTGGTGTCTGCAAGAAACCAATAGCTTGGCGAAAACATTGGATTTTGGTTTATGTTCCCAGCCACAGGCTTTGCCACATAAACCTGCGAACTAACAGAAACAACATCGCCGCCTTTGTATTCTGTTGTTGTCTTCCAATCTTGACCTAATCCAAGTGCAAGAATTTGATCAGCAGCAAGCGTGTTCACTTGCGCACTACTAAGCCCGCCAACCTGCGCTGTGGTTGCGTATCCAGTTAAAGCAGCAGATGTAATCCCTCCGAGATTAGACAAAGCAGATGGAGCATCTGTTGCGCCAGTGCCACCTTTAGAAATTGCGATCACCGCACTCGTGGAGACAGCGCCAATTGAGGCTGGAGTAATTGAAGCAATCTGAGCAGATGCAATTGCGCTTACTTGTGCCGTGTTGGTAAACGCTGACAACTGCGAGGTAAACGCAATACCTACAATTTGAGTAGTCGTAGCAAAGCCAGACAACTGACTCGTGCTTGCAAAACCAGAAATAGCTGCTGACGTAATGCCACCAAGCGCAGACAGTGCAGACACGGCGTCTGTGGCCCCGGTGCCACCCTTACTGATGCCGATAATATCGCTTGTTGCTACAGCACCAATAGTGGCAGGCGTAATGGCTGCAATTTGCGCTGACGTCAGTGATTGAACCTGTGCGCTGTTGAGACCGCCAATTTGGTCGGTGGTAGCAAGTCCTGCGGTTATTAGCGACTTAGCTGCCGTTTTAGTTACGCCTCCTTGATTGAGGACAAAGATGTCAGCGGTGCCAACTGCGGTTGCTGATGGAAGTGCAGAGATTTTTACGTCAGGCATACAATTAGCTAATTAAAACCCAAGAAACAGAAGACTCATCCCAAGTGTACCTATTGCCGTCAGATGGATATGCCACAGGAGGATTCCAGATGCAAGTTTCTTCATTTAAGATCCATGACGGATATGGTTGAGGCGCGTAGAAAGCATCACGGACTTCATCGTACACATAGCCAATTCCAGCGTAGTTTTTGCGCAGTGGACGGCCTTCTGGATGTTGTCCAGCGTAAGTGTTGTAACTTGTCTGCACCCATGTTCCAGACACAGCACCAGAATCAATAAAATCTTGTTCAGCAACGATTACTTGTTGAACAATCCCATCTTTAATTTCAGCAAAGTGACTCATGTTAATGAAAATGAACCTGAAGTTATAAACTGTTTAACGCTAGCAAATCCAGCCAGCGTGTGTGTATTTACTGTTCCAGAAATAAGATTAAATGTGCGCCCAATTGGAACATACACAAGCACTGCGCCAGATCCTCCAGCAAAACAAGTATCTGCAGATGCGGTTCCATCTCCGCCACCTCCTGAATTTGGTGCACCTGCTACAGGAAAAGCATTAAATCCCCCGCCATCGCCGCCTATTGAATAGATTCTTCCAGTGTAGGATGAAGTTGATGAATATCCAGTCCCACCAGCCCCGCTGGAAGCCCCGCTTGCAGCTTGCCCTGCGCCAGAATATCCACCTCCGCCGCCTGCCCCTGCGCCAAGTGCGCTGGCTCCGCCATTATTTCCTTGGTCTGCCGTGCCAGTTCCTCCAGGTTGATTTGGTCTTGTAAATGGAGTTTGACCAAACGATTGCCCTCCGCCAGACCCGCCGTTTTTTGCTTCTTGTCCTGAAGTGTTTGAAGTTGCAGCTCCACCACCTCCTCCTATTGCAGTAAAGGTATTCCCACTTGTAAGTGTAGAGTTTGACCCATTATTCCCAGCAAAAAAAGTGCTTGGTTGTGCTCCTCCAGCCCCAACAATAACGGTAATCGTTGAGTTTACTAAAAAACTAATGCCATTTGTAATTAAAATTCCACCTGCTCCACCTCCCCCACCGGAAGGACTACTGGTGGTTCCAGTTGAGCCAGACGCTCCTCCTCCAGCAATTAAAGTTGCGTTGAATGAATTTGCTTTTGCAAATCTTAAGTTGTTAGATGCAAACAACATATTTAAGGTGTAAAATCTTGTATGTAAGATCCATACCAATTTACTCCATCTGAAGCAAATGAGATGATATCGAGTTTACCAAGAGATGGAGTAATTGTTGGAGCAACCCCGCCAGCCCACTTTACTGCAGTGAACGTAGCTGACGTTGGCGTGCCTGTTGGTGGCTGCTTAAGATACAACGCAAACGATTTACCAACTCCAACCGACGGCATAGTAAATGTGCATGGCGTTGCAGATGTTAGTGTTGCAGTAATAACCGTTCCAGCAGTAATTGCCAGTGTTACCGCTGCTCCTACTGTTCCCCGTACAACTGTGCCCTCTGTGTAGCCATTAATGTTTGGAGTGGCAATTGTTGGAGATGTTGAAAATACAAGCGTGCCTGTGCCGCTTTCGTCGGTTACCGCAGAAAGAAGATTTGCGCTTGATGGAGTTTGAAGGAACGTAGAAACATTA